ATATCCAACAGTTGAAGCTTTTACAGGAGTTCTTAGTACAGAAGTTAGCTACAGCGATATTGCATATTCCGATTATGATATGACTTTTGAAAAAAGAACAGGAGCGATAGATGCTAAAGGGCAGGGAGTTTATCAAGGTAGTGCACTATGGCATGGTATGTCCGCTCCTTTTCAAGGTGCTGTTGGTGCTAGTGGTGCAACTGTGTATGGTCAAAGAGGTTGTGCAGGTTCTGGAGGAGGAGGCTGTTATGCTTACTCAGCCGCTACCTATGGTGGAGCAGGCGGAAATGGGCTTGTACTTATTTTTCCAGTGAGTTTAGGAGCATAATATGGCAGATATAAAAATAACAAAAGATGGAGTAAGTAATATTATAGTAGGCTCTATGTCTTTTGCACAAGAAGCATACCCTACAAGTCAGGGATACTCTCATGAAATTATGAGAGAAGAAAAAACACAAGAAACACTACTAATTATGAAAAAACGTCATGCACGAGAATGGAGAGATTCAGAACTTTACAAAACAGATTCTCTGTCACTTCTTACAGACCACCCAAAGAAAACAGAAATAGCTGCGTATCGAGTAAAATTAAGAGACTGGCCGAGTACTTCAGACTTTCCTGATACTCGACCAACACTATAGGGCTTAGCCCAATTTTATAAGGAGGACTTATGATATGAAAAAACTATTGGCTACGGGGCTAATCGCCCTCAGCCTTGGAGCCTGTGCGAGTACGTCCACTACTGAGTATTACGAAGCAATGGAAAGAGCAGCTCTAGCGCAGGCAAAGGTACAAGAAGCAAGATATAACGCTCTAAGCAGAATTGCAGGAGAAGGCAACGAGGCAGCAACTGCCGCGGTTATGGCACTCGCTATGACAAATCAAACTCCTATAGTTCCTCAAGCTCAAAAGTCTACAGCACTACAATGGGCTCAAGTTTTGTCAGGTCCAGTTTCATCGCTTGGAGCAATGTGGCTCTCAAATGACGCAACTAAATCAATGGCAAAATATAACAGCCAGACTCAAATAGCAGGCATACAAGCAGACCAAACAAATACTACAGAGTTATATGGTTTATTAGGTTCTAATTCTGATAATCTAACAAGTGTAGGTTTGGGAGGCTTTAATGCGCTGAACACTTCTATGGAATATATAAATCCCGCAACCCCTGATTATTCAAGTAATTTTAGCAATATTGATGATTATTTACTAAAAATAATAAATAATTTAAATACTACTAATGCGGACGATAATCAAATCTGGGTTCCAGGTGTAAACTGTGTAAATGCAGAGTCTGGTGGGATTATTGGCGTTGGTGCAACTGGGGTTACAATACCTGTTTGCCCTCAATAAAAAAGGGGCTATTCAGCCCCTTCTTCGCTTTTCATTTCAGGTTGCATTTGTTTTGCTGCATCTTCTTGGATTCTTGCAATAATATTCATACTATGTTTAGCGGGAAGCTCTGCCAAACCTTGTAGAATAATATTGATTTCATCTACGCTAAATTCAAACTTCATTTAAAGATATCCTGCCAGTTTCCTGTTGTGCTTGCGCGAGAGTATTCCGTTGCGCGATTTTCAAAGAAATTAGTGTGTTCAACACCATTTAACATATAGTCTAACCATGGTAATGGGTTGTTCTCACTCCCAAATATTTTTTTCATTCCAAGACCTAGTAGTCTTCGATCTGCAATATAACGAATGTACTCTTTTATTTCTTCAGGTGTTAGATCAGGTACTTCCGCATTCTGAAAGCACAAATCAATAAAAGCATCTTCTAGTTCTACGGTGCGTTCTGCTGCACAGTAAATTTCATATTTTAGATCATCAGTCCATAAGTCTGGGTTTTCTTTTATGAAAGTACGAAAGAGTTGACACATTCCTTCAACATGTAATGTTTCATCTCGCACAGACCATGTGACGATCTGACCCATACCTTTCATAAGGTTGTGGCGAGGAAAGTTCAACAGGATAGCAAAACTACTAAATAGCTGTACCCCTTCGGTAAATGCCGAATAGATAGCCATTGTCTTTGCGATATCCATTGGAGTTTCCATACCAAAATTATTCAAGTGCTCATGTTTTGCTAACATTTCCTTGTGTTCGAAAAATTTTTGATATTCTTCATCACCAAATCCTAGCGTTTCCAAGAGCAAAGAATACGCTTCCTGATGTACTGCCTCCATAGCGGCAAAAGCCGAAAGCATCATTCGTACTTCAGGTTGTTTGAATGTAGGTAAATAGTGCTTTGCATACCCACAACAAACGTCTACGTCTGCTTGAGTAAAAAACCTAAAAATCTGACTTATAAGTTTTTTATTCTCAGGTGTTAGTCTATCCCTATAATCACGCAAATCATCAGCAAGATTGACTTCGTCTGGAAGCCAGTGCATATGCTGTTGAGTCTTGTAATGTTCAAAAGCCCAGGGATAATTAAAAGGCTTATAATATTCTCTTTCTACTAATAAACTCATCCAATTCCTCTACCAGTGGTGTACCACTCCTGACATTATAAAGAAACAAGTTATAAAATTAACTAATACAACTATGGTTCTTATAATTGCTACTAAATCTGCCTCTTGGGAGTCTTCAGACGCTTTCTCGCCCAAAGACATCGCCCACAACTTCCATAGCTTAGCCCTCACAAGCCAAGCATCCTTCATCGTCGATACTATCGAATATATACTGACGTAACGCTTCATCTGATACTGTTTCTGCTCGTTTTATCGCCTCACTTCTTAGATAGTAAAGGGTTTTTACTTTTCTCTTCCATGCCATCATATGTATAGCATGAAGCTCTTGTTTTGATACGTTTGCGGGAAAGAAAATATTTAGAGATTGACTTTGGCATATTTGCTCTTGTCTGTCTGCTGCCATTTCTATTACCCACCTTTGATCTATTTCTACAGCGGTTCTAAAGACATCTTTAGTCCAATCATCCAAAAAATCAAGATGCTGAACAGAACCATTGTTCGTAATAATACTCTTCCAAACTTCTTCATTATCTTCTCCTAGCTCCTGCAAGGCGTGTTCTAGGTATTCATTCTTTAAAAGAGATGATCCCGATTTAGTTTTTTGCGTAAATGCATTAGCCCTGTATGGCTCGATACTAGGAGAAGTATTACCACAAATGATGCTGCTACTAGCATTGGGAGCCACAGCCAAAAGATGAACATTTCTAACCCCGTACCCAGTAGCATCAGGGGCTTCACCACGCTCCATTGCCAAAGTTTTTGTAGCATTTAATGCCTCCGATTTTATGTGCTTAAACATTTTCATGTTTGCACCCTTTGCCATTGCACTTTCAAACGGTATATTATTTCTTTGTAAGTAGGCATGAAAACCCATTGCACCTAATCCAAGACTTCTTTCGTTTCTTGCACTATAAACTGCTCTAGCCAGCTCTGGTGGGGCATTCTCTACAAAGTAAGAGATAACATTATCTAACATACGAATTAAGTCAGGAATGAAATTTTCATCATTTCTCCACTCGTCGTATTCCTCAAGATTTACACTTGATAGACAACATACTGCAGTTCTATCTTCATCTGTTGCTAGAGTAATTTCAGAGCATAAATTAGAGTGATTTACTTCTAGCCCTTTATTTTTTTGACAGTCAGGCAAGGCATCTTGTACTGTATCTCCAAACATAATATAAGGTTCTCCAGTTTCTACACGATTTTGTATGAGCTTTACCCATAACGTTTTTGCAGAAACTGTTTTTGTTACTCTTCCTGTATGTGGATCAATTAAGTCCCAAGAATCATCAAAACCCTCTTCTCTTGTAGCACCTTCAATTAGTTCCATGAACCGATTGCTAACCACAACACCATGATGCAGATTAACAGACTTTCGATTAACATCGCCCCCTGTGGGCTTTCTAACATCGAGAAACTCTTCGACTTCTGGGTGAGATATATCCAAATACGCAGCATAACTGCCTCTCCTTGTTACTCCTTGTGAAAACGCTAACATTTCTGCATCGACGACTTTCATGAATGGAATGACTCCTGTACTCTCAGAGCCGTTTGATGTTTTTGCGCCTACTGAACGAATAGCTGACCAAGACCCACCAACGCCACCACCCACACTAGAAAGAAAAGCATTCTCTGTGTAATGATTCGTGATTCCTGTTCTGCTGTCTTCAACATAATTAAGAAAACAACTAATAGGCAGCCCACGAGTTGTTCCACCATTAGAAAGTATAGGAGTAGAAAACATAAACCAAAGTTTACTAGCATAGTCATAAAGCCTTTGTGCGTGTGCCTCGTTATCTGAAAATGCTTTCGCAGCTCTTGCAAAAGCATCTTGAGGTGAAGTTTCTCCATCAATTAAATACCTATCTTGTAAAGTTTTATGACTAAACTCAGATAAGTATTTATCCCTTTTATAATCAATTAACACGCAATTCTCTCCTCAATCTGTTCTATATTGGCTGAGCCAATAGCATCGTCACAATATGACATTAGATCCATAAGTTCATAGTTTTGAAGAATTTGCTCTCCTCGAGCATTTAGCTCTTGGATGTGCTTGTATTTACTAGGTAAGGGTATAGAGTCGTAAATATTCATGGCATCGCCATATGCAATAATTAAGTCTTTAGCCCTTTTTGGACCAATACCTGTAATCCCTGGAACGTTATCTCCTTTATCACCAGTCAGGCATTTTAGTGAGATATATTGTTCGGGACTTACTTCGTAATGGTCGTACCAATTTTGAATACGCACTTCTTTCCTATTTACATAAGAAAACCTACTTACACCTTCCTGTATAAGTAAGTCCCAGTCTCGGTCACTAGATATTAGCCAGATTTCACCTAAACCATACTTATCTTTGTTTTTTACTAGATGTGCGGCAACATCATCTGCCTCTACTCCGTCAAAACGT